ATATGTGTTTTTTGTATTATATCATTATACTCTTGATTAACCTTAATTTCAAAAGGTATATTTTGATTATTTAAAAATTCAATAATACCTGGCACTAACCCAACCCCGCAGTACCCGGCTGGAGTAATTGCATAGATACGCTGAGGCATAAACCGTTGGAAACGATTAAAACGAGCAGCCGGGCTCTTAACACTAAAGTGCTCTTTAATACTAGGAAGAAAATCTGATACGATTCTTACTTCCTTACGCTTTGGGTCATACTGGAACTCAACTACCATTAGGTTGTTTCAAGCTTTTGTAAATCTATTACGTTTTTATAGTCGTATGATAACGAGCTGGTTAATTTCTCAGCTTTTTCTAGATACTCTAAAATAAGCTTTACCTTTTCAATACTTTCATTTATACTGCCAATATCAGGATCATTATACAGTATTTCGTCTCTAGCTGCTTTAGACAGAGCAACAGGAGAGTTAACAGTTTTAGATTTAAGTTTTTGTTTTTTAGCAGATTCTAACTTAATAAGTGCTACTTTATATTTCGTTGTTTCAGTCACCCATTTGTGTTTAATGGTAGGTGCTAACATAGCCTTTTCTTTTATATCAAGCTCGTTCATTTTCAGATCTTGTTCAAGTCTGGTCTGAAACTTGACTAAAATATCTTCAACATCTATAGAAAGATTATCCATATTTTTTTACTAAGTATATATTATATTTTTAATAAATCTACGTGAAAAACTTTAATAATTTATATACTAAACTTTTGGAAAACATTGGCGCTGTACCAGGAACTACTAGTGCTGCAGGTGTTGGCGGTACAGCTACATCCTTACAGTCAGGCGACTTTTATGCTCCAGGAGATGCAAGAATACCAAAGGTTTTAGGTGCAAAGCGTACTAAAGGTAAAAAAGGTTGGAAAGCTGCAAAGAAAAAAATGAATGGTGAAGCAGTACCTTTAATCCGTAGAACCTTTCCAGGTATGTAGTAAGTAGGCAATATGGATTTAGGTCACTGGGTTACTAATGAGAATTATAATGCTACTAATTTACCTTACGGTTTTATTTACCGCATTACTAACACCATCGATGGCAGGATATATTTCGGAAAGAAACAAATTAAAAGCGTTAAAAAACTCAAACCACTCAAAGGAAGAAAAAACAAAAGACACTTTGACATAGAAACAGATTGGAAGACTTACACATCTTCTTCTAATGATGTTAACAAAGATATAGAAACACTCGGCAAAGACAAATTTAAGTTTGAAATATTAAGGTTCTGTGATAGTAAGTTTGAATTAGCTTATTATGAAGCTAAAATACAATTTGATCACAATGTACTGCTTAAAGAAGGCTATTATAACGGTATTATAAATTGTCGAATTGGAAGAGCACCAGATGCCTTGTTAAAAAAGCTTGCATTAGAAAATAAAAACAGTACAATTACTAATAATGCAGTTATTACCGCTCAAATACAATCTGTATCTAGCTGATTTTAAAGAAATAGAATCAGTAGCTTTACAGCTGTTTAAGTCTGAGTTGTTAAAATACAATATTCAAACATATGATAGTTTACCAAGAAAGGACTATCTTAAACTCGTACACTATTTTACTTTATCTACCCTTTTAAAAGAGTATGCTGAACTAGAACATAAAAAGAATACTATATTTTGGATTAATAAAGAAGAGTGTAATATGGATATATTAATTTTGTTAAAAGAAATTAAAAAATGTTTCCCAATATTACTTTATATTACTAACAAGCCTTATAGAACTACATTAATTGATAAGAATACTGCAGAATACACGGAAATAACAACGTTACTCAAAGAGTTTAGATATTCCATTGATTACAGCAAGTACAGTTTTAACAAAATTAAACGGTTTTGCACTAAAAACGGGTTAGAAAGCTTGCTAACTGCATTCAAACCGTGAACGGATTTCTCTCCTATATATTATATAATATTAAGGCGAGCGCTAGCGAGCCTAATAAAAGGTCTGACAAGACCGGAGACGAAGGAGCTTTAGCTCCTGAGTCCCTATTTACTTTAATATACGGCTTATGCTGTATATGGTATACTCCTTAACCCGACGACACTTTATATTACTTTATTGCCAATAAAAATCAAGTGCAAATATACAAAAAAGTCGTAAATAATGGTATGATTAAGAGTAAATTCCTAAAAGTATTAGAGAACGCAATAAAAGAAGATGGTGGATTTGGTATGAATACTGATACTGACCCTTCTACTGAAAACCCTAGCACATTAGGTACCAACGTAAGCAATGCAGCTACTACAGCAAAAAAAGCAAATACAAATTTAAAGCAGCAAGCACTAGCTGTAATGTTACAAGACCCTGAATTCCAGGCTGCTCATAAAGCTGGCGATCAAACAAAGATTAATAATTATATACAAAGTGTTTTACAGTCAACCAGCACAACCACAACATAATGAAAAAATTTGATAAAATTGCAGAAGGTATATTTCGTACTTTATTAGAAGCTCCTCCAATACCTGATGTAGGTCTTGGTGGTCCAGGCCCTGGCCCTGCTGCACCTACTGGTTTACCACAAGACGGTGGCCCGGTTGCTGCTCAAACACCTGCTGATACAGGTGCAGATCGTAATCCTAATGAAATTCAGACCTGGGAAACTACTTTAGTCACTATGTGTGCAGATGCTATTTGCCGGGTACAAGCTGATCCAAACATTCTAGGGCCCGATGATATTAAGATTTTGTCCTCTGGTGTTAATCTTAAGAATAAAGATACTATTATCGATATTATTAAGAACCTATCCGGTAAGATTTAATGTTTTAAGTATCTAGCTGCAAACTGCCGGTTTCTATCTACTAGTTCTTTACCTTTTGCATAGTAGCGTTTGTACTGAGTGTTCACAACATTTGTATCGTTAGCTACTACTCCAGCCATAAATTTTGGAAAATGAGGTAACGCGCTGTTAAATGCAAAGTCTGTTAACATTTCTTTTCTTGTATTGTCTAAACTATCCCAGGTACCGGAGCCGTGTTTACTATCAACAAGTTTTTTAGCTTTATTAGCAGCTACATTAATATCATTTTTTAACATTTCTAATGCCTGTGCATCAGTAATACCTTGAGGGTAGTTTTCTCCTGGCACTAGCTTATGACCATACGCAATAGTTTTAGTACCACCCTCAGCGCTTGGTTGTGCAAACCATTTACCGTCTTTTAATCCTGATTTAACACCGTTTTCTACGCCCTTTATATAGTTGACAAAATCCGGAGTAATATCAAGCTGACCTTGATTGTAGTAATCTGCAAATGAGCTAACATTCTGTACCATAGCCGGACGATCAGTATCCGATGACATAGAAAAATTAATTGGGGGTGGCGGGGGTAAATCCACGGCTTCATTTTTACTTACAATTTTTTTATTAACAGCCATATCATTATTTACTAATGATGTAAATAAATGTGTGGTACTTAAATACAGAAATAAAAAATATAGCAGCGAGGATTTACCTATTTTTTTATATTTTGCCACTCAAGCTAATAGAAAAGAGTTTATTAACAAGTTAGCTGGCTACACCCCTAACGAATTTGTAAGGTTTGACTGTGTTGATATTGCACTTGCTGGCAACACTGTTATAAAAGATAAGAGAGCGGCATTGTTTATAAACTTAGAAACTATAGAAGAAAAGAGACACATACAGAGATATATGTTCGATGCTGAAGAAGATAGTAATGCTGTTATATCCACCCCACCAGATATTAAACCAAGAGTACTGGAGGAATGGATAGAAAAACACACAAAAGATTTAATTTAAGTTGAATTTAATAAGTTAACCTATACTATAAGGTATGGGTAAATTTATATCTACTAAAGTAATTCCATTAGGCTCCTGCGCATTTCGCCAGCCTTATGCGGAAAGTCATTGTCATTATATACACGGCTATCGTTTACAAGCTAAATTTTGGTTTAGCTGCAACACGCTTGATGAAAATAACTGGGTAGTAGATTTTGGCGCCCTCAAAAAGCTCAAGACTGCCTTAGAGGAACAATTTGATCATACTACAGTAGTTTGGGAAAAAGACCCTGAATTAGATACGTTCTATAGTCTCAATATAAAAGGTCTTATTGATTTACGTGTTATGAAAGACGGGGTTGGTATTGAACGATTTGCTGAATATTGTCTTAATGAAGCAAATGAGTTTGTGGATGATTTAACCA